GGTCTGCCGCAGCGTGGACGGATGCGACTTGAAGAACACCGGGCGCCCGTCCTCCAGCAGGTTCGACGCGTACCCGGAGTCCACCGCGTTCATGCCATCGACCAGACGCCTCGACTTCCTCATCCCCGCTTCGGCCAGCACCTCGGCAGCAGCCGGGTGGATGCCGCGCGCCTCGGCGATCCTCTGGATCGCCAGTTGCTGCAGGCGGTTCACGATCTCCGCGCGCGCCTGCTGCGGGGCCCGGGTGTCCGCGCCGACGGCGATGAACTCGTCCAGCAGGGCCCGCACCTCAGGCAGGTCGGCGAACCTGCCACGCGGGGCTGCTCCCTGCGCGCTGCCGACGATCCCGTCGGCGTACTTCACGAACCCCTCGACCCGCTGGAACGCATCAACGCCGTGCAGGTCGAACACCAGCCCCGGCTTCGCCATCAGGTACACCGTCCCAGCGGTGCGCATTGAGCGACCGTGAACGGTGATCGAGGGGACCACATGGGTGCGCAGGTACTCGGCGAACGCCGCCGTACGCGTGGGACTGATCCCCGCCTGCGCCGCCGCCACCCTGCGGGCCTGAGAACTGGCCCCCCGGGTCGGCATTCTGGTGACGATCTGCTCGCCCGTCTTCGACCGCTCGATCAGTTGCTCCGCGCCGCGCATCGCGCCCTGCCACCGCTCCAGATCGGCGATGTCCGCCTGCCGGGTCGCGTCGGCGAGTGCATCCCACTGAGCCCGCAGCGAGCCGGGGGTGCCCGCCTCGACGCCCGCCATGGCGTCGAACCGGGTGACCGCGTCATCCACGAACTGCCCGGCACGCCTCGTCAGCAGGTGGCCCTCTGGGATGATGCCGTTCCCGAACTCGAAGAAGGCGCTCTCCAGCACGTTCCGACCGCCGCCGGTCATCGTGCGGAACGTGTTCTCCACGGCGGCGTTGCGCACCCCGTTCTGGAGCCGGGCGATGATCCGGTTGAACGCCGCCTCGTCCCGGTAGGCGGCGGCGTACAGCAGCGAGCCGACCTCTTGCGGGTCGTCCAGCACCGCGATGACGGAGGCCAGCGCATCCGCGCCCTCCCCCAGAGCCACATCGTCGTTGTCGAGCATCCGCCGGATGACGGCGACATCCTTCGTCTCCGCGAGCCGCTGCAGGTGGCTGTACACCCTCGGGTTGCGGGCCATGTTGGTCAGCATCCGCTGCCCGTCCCACGTCCCACGCCCGGCAGCCCACTGGGCTGCCCGCTGCCAGCGGTTCATGTCGGTGGCGACGTTGCCGATCTGCGCCAGTTGCTGCGCTGCCTGCGCCGAATCCACCAGTTGCCCGGCCCTCGCGACCAGCCTCGGAGCGGTGGCCCCCTTGATGGCGACCGCGATCGGGGTCGCGAGGAAGTTCAGCGGGTCGAGCGCCGACTCCACGGCCACCTGACTGGCGATCAACTGATGGGTCAGGTCGGACCGCTCCCACAACTGGACCCCGGCGTCAGGGGCCCAGATGTCGTACGCGGCGGGCAGGTAGGAGCCGTTGCGCTGCTTGCCCTCGATCGGGTTGAAGATCTCGCCAGCCTTGTAGACCCACCCGCCGGACAGCGGGTTCCACAGGGCTCCGCTGCCGCGCGTGTTGCGGATGTGGTCCGCGCTCCAGACGACCAAGTCCGACCCTGAGGCTGGCTCGTACCGTCGGCGCAACTGGTCGGCGGGCATCCCCTGCTGCCGGTACGCCTCCCGCTGCTCCGGGGAGATCCCGCCGCTGAAGTAGTCGGTGATGTAGTCCCGCTGGTACGCCGGGTCGCCCACCTTGGTCCCGGTGGGCCCCTCCCCGAAACCCATCGGGAGCAGTTGGTTGACCAGAATCCCCGCGACGGCGCCGACGCCCCGGTTGGCCTCCTGCGCCATCGCGATGCCGGTGTCGAACGGGGCGGTGACGAACTGAGCGAATGACGCCCCCCGGCTGCGGAACCACTGGGCGGCGGTCATGTCCTCGTCGTCGTACTTCGCCAGCGCCTCGGAGGCGTCGTACCAGCCGCCCTCATCCTTGATCCGGTCGAAGAAGGAGGATGCGATGTAGGAGATCCGGTCCCACATGCTCTGCTGCTCAGCCAAGGGTCTGCCTCCGCAGCATCGACACCATCGCCTTGAACTCCGGCGGGGTGTATGGGGACTCCGCTGCTCGCAGCAGCACCGGCAGGGCGTTCGCCAGTCTCGCCTTGGTCATCGGCGACTCCTGCGGGGCCAGCACCTCGGATCCGGGGCCGGGGCCGAACGGCATGCCGGTCGTCACCGGGCGGTCCGGGTAGTTGGTCGGGTCGAACAGGCTGGGGCTCATCTCCGCCAGCGGCACCGGCGGCTCCCCGCGCTCCGCGCTGCCGACGGTGGCCCCGGCCATCGGGGCAGCGGCCTGCTGGGTGCGCAGTTCGGCGTTGTCCCCGTACGGCAGATCGCCCGGGTTGCGTATCGCCTGCCCGTCGGTGCGGCGCGACAGGGCGCCGGGCCCGGACACGGGCGCCGGGTTCGCCGGGGTTCGCGGTCCTCCGCCAGCCATCAGCGCTTCCCCTTCTTCTCACCGGCCCAGCGGGCCCGGATCGATGCCATCGCCTTGGCCTTCGTGGTCGAGTGCCCGACCACCTTGCCGGTGTCCCTGTTGATGATCGCGTACCTCGAACCCGACTTCCTGACGGCGTACGGCATCAGAACCTCCCGCTGCGGACCACCTGCGCGCCAAGACCGGCGCGACCGTTCGTGCCCAACTGGGCGAGCAGGTTCATCACCGGAGGCTGGCCCCCGGGACCGGCAGGCATCTGCCCACCGCCGCCCGCCATCGCCTCGGCCATCTGCTGCTCCGGCGGGGCCTGCCCCGCCATCGCCGCCTCAGGCGCCGGGGGAGGCTCCGGCGGGGTGAACGCCATCGCGATCGCCTCCTCCACCGGCTTGCCCTTCTGCCGGGCGTCGATCACGGCAGCCAACTGGTTGAGGATCTCCGTGGGCGGCATGCCCTGCTGCGCCATCGCCGGGATCGCCTGCGCCGTCATCGCCACCGCCGCCTTCAGGCTGTCGCGCAGTTCCTCCACATCGACCTTCGACTCCTCCTGCTGCGCGTCCAGCATGAACGGCATCTGCTTGCGCAGGAAGTCGCGGGAGATCAACTTGTCCCCGCGCGCCTGAAGCCCGAAGACCAGCGCCTGATTCGGCTGCAGACCGGCCATCAGCCCGTAGGTGACGTCGATCGTGGAGTCGCCCTTGATGTCCTTGCTCGGCGTGTACCTGATCTCGTACGGGGTGCCGTTCGCGTTGCCCCGGATCGTCTTCTCGGAGTTCGGCCACAGCGCCTCATCGAGGCGGAACGCCTTGCCGAACAGGATCCCCATCCCGTGCGCGAACACGCCCTGCCCGGACTTGATCTGGGAGTCGAACCCGGTCATCAGCGCCTGCACGCCGCGCCCGGTCACGATCGAGGCGTCGGTGTTGCCGGTGCGCACATCCGGGTAGCGGGAGCCCTGCCGCAGTTCCTGATCGAGGTTCGCCTCCTGCATGAACGCCTCGCGGGGCACGTCGAGGCGCACCCGCTGGATGTTCTGCGGCGTCTGCGAGCGGATCGTGGAGTCCGGCCCGATGTTCATCTCCTGAACGTCGAACGGCATCGCGATGGGTGCCTGAACTGCCTTCTGCGCAGCCTCAAGCGTGAGCAGGGCGAAGCGTGCCTTCGCCACCTGCACCGCCAGCACATCATCGAACTGCCCGATCTCCTCGTCGGTCGGCCCCGGGCGCCGGAACACATGGACCAGCGGCTCCCCGGTCGGGTTCGGCGACTCACCCAGCAGCAGGTCCGGCTCGATCGGGGCGAACAGCACGCTGCCCTCGGCTGAGTGGTACCGGACGATCTCCACGGCCTTGCCCTGCCCGCCGTCCTTGCGGTACAGCCGCTCGGCCAACTGGGGGAACATGCGGTTGGCGTCGATCCGGCTCACCGTGCGCGTCTCGTACAGCGCCTTCGTGCGCCCCCATGTGTCGAACACCGGGTAGCAGCCGCGCGGGTCGATGAACTGGATGATCGGCAGCCGCCGCTCGGTGTCCGGGCGCACCACCCCGATGGAGAACCCGTACGTCACGTACTGGTCGGCCATCCGCATCAACTCGACCGACAGGTTCGAGGCGTCGAAGTAGCCGTACGCGATCCGCGTGCGCTTCTCCGCGAACGCGCGCGCCCGGTCGGAGGCGTCCTTCGCCGACGAGCACGACAGCGACGGCGGCGGGGACAGCACCTCGGCGATGTCCCGGGCAGCCACGTCGATCATGTTCGCGACCATCGGCTCGGTGTACGGGCCCTCGGCGGGGAACAGGTCCGGGTACAGGGTCGCCAGACCGCCCGGCGTGCGCGCCTGCACCATGCGCTGCATGCGCCGGTCCCGCGCGGAGTACTTCTCCCGCAGCGCCCGCAACTCCGACGCCCGCTCCTTGGTGTCCATCACCGGCTCCCCACCAACTTGTCGTAGGTGTGCACATCGCTGAGATCAACTGTCTGCTGCATCGACACGTCGTACCGGGTCAGGAACGGGTTGCGCTGATGCGTGCGCGTGTACGAACTGACCATGTCCACCCTCCGCTGGCAGGCAAGTTCCGCCATCCACAGCGCCATCACCATGTCCGACTTGTGCTTCCGGGTGCTCAGGTCGGGCGCCCAGATGCACAACTGCTCCAGCAGCGCCTTCAACGGCTCCGACGCATGCGTTGACGGGAACTCGATCAGATTGTGCCCCTCCCGCCAGCCCCTGAACAGGCCGGACATCGCAGACACCCCGAAGTTCGGGTCCGCCTTGTTCACCCCGGTGTGGTGCGGGCGCAGCAGCGCACCCCGGCTGGACAGGAAGTTGTTGACCTCCCGGTCCATCGCGAGGAACCCTTGAAAGCCGTTCGTCTCCACCACCCACTCGGTGATCGCGTACCTCTCGGTCAGCCGGTAGATCGCCTCGCGGATCTCGTCGGGCTTGCAGCCCGGCTTGTTGAACCCGTCGAGGACGTAGCGGCGCTTGGTCCGCACGTCCAGCCCGATCACGCACATCGCCGTGTACCCGGCAGTGGCCGGGTCCAGCCCGGCCACCACCACCAGCCCCGCCATCCCGTTCTCCCGGTTCCCCGCCTTCCCCGCCGGGATCAGGCCCACGTTCCGCGCCCCGTTCACGCAGCCGCGCACAGCCTCCGGGTCGAACACCGTGTCCTCGGTCACCTGAGCCTGCTGGTACACCCGCGCCCACAGGTTCGGCGTCATCCGGGCCCGCTTGCTGCTCAGCCTCCGCCCGTCCCACTTCGGGTACAGCCCCTGCGCGTTCGGCACCGCCTTGCGATCGCCGACGTCCGGCATGTTCGAGAACGGCCAGAGCGTCTCCCACTCGTCGGGATCCTCCTCGAACCGCAGCACCGCAGGCATCGCCAGATACGTCCACGGCGAGGTGGACTCCGGGTACAGGGCCGGGTTCTGGATCTCCATGTACAGGTCGCGCGCCGCCAGCCGGGTGCCCACCAGCAGCAGCGCCCCGTTCGGGCTCAGCCGGGACAGCACCTGCGACTGGATCCACTCCATCTGCTTCTCGTAGTCGTGGGCGTTGATCGAG